AAGCGCCTCGGCGTGGAGTTCGACGCGACCGAGGTCATGTGTCACGTCGACTATAACGGCGTCCCGCTGAAGGCCGCCATCGACGGCGTGGCCGGCGACTACCTCTGGGACATCAAGACCACCGACGACGCGTCAGCTGCGGGCATGCTCAAGGCTATCAGGAATTACCGCTACAACCTCCAGGCCTATTGGTACCGCCTCGTCTACGAGCTCGCGACCGGGCGCCGCCCTCTCGGCTTCCGCTTTCTCTTCATCGAGAAAGAGCCGCCCTTCGCCTGTTCGATTTGTGAGATCGGCCCTGAGCTCATGTCCTGGGCCATCGCCGACTTCGAGAAAGCCGTGACCCTGTATAAGGAATGCACGGCCTCCGGCGTCTGGCCCGCCTACACCGAGGAGATTCAGGTCATCGACATCAAGTCCACGACCACCGCCGCCCCCATCAACTTCGCCTAACACATGGAACCCAACAATGACCGCAAGCCCCTGAAGTCTATCGAGACGGCAGGAACCTATAAACTCAAACTCATCAAGCCCGCCTTCGATAAGATCCGCGCATGGGAAGACGGCACCGTCTCCTGCCGCCTCTTCTTCCTCGACGACCAGGGCAACTGCCTGAGCAAGTCCTTCTCCTCGAAGTGGGGCAAGCCCCTCGCGATGCTCGTCGGCAAATTCTCCGGCAAGTTCACTCAGGAGCTGCGCCTAGATGCCACCCCCGCCGAGTTCATGGAATACATCACCCCGGCCTGTGGCAAGACGTGCCTCCTCGGCGTCGAGGCCGAGCCGTCCGGCGAGTACAACGGCAAGCCTCAATACAAGTACAAGCTGACCTACCCTAAGGGCAGTCAGAAGCCGACCGTCTCCGAGCCTCTCCCCGATAATCCTCCCTTCTGATGAACAACCTCGCCAAGATCCGCGAGGCCCTGGTCGACGCGCTGCTCAAGGCGCCCGACCTTAACCTCCGCCGCGTGCGTCGTAAGCTCGGCATCTCCGGCCGCCAGACCCGCATCGCCTCCCGAATCGCAAAAGCCATGCGCAAGGCCTCCGCCGCCGCATGACCACCATGTCCGCCCCGACCCTTGTCCTGATCTCCGGCTTCGCAAGGGCGGGGAAGGACACCCTCGCCTCGGGCATCCTCGAATGGTCGACCCGTCCGTCCCGCAAGACGAACTTCGCCGACTACCTCAAGGACGCGGGGAATGACTTCCTCATGTCCCTCAACCTAGAGGGCAACTTTCACGACGACCGCTTCAAGACCCTACATCGGGACTTCCTCGTGGCCGGCGGACGCCTCGCCCGCTCCCTGGACGTCGACATCTTCGCCAAGAACCTCGCCAACTTCTGCCCGATCCAGATGGCGCCCGGTGAACTGGCCCCCGAGACCGTCGTATGCAGTGACCTTAGATACGCGAACGAGGTATCCGTCTGTCAGGACGTGCTCATCGACCTCGGCTGGAAGGTGCGCACCGTCTACGTCGCCACCGCCGGCATCGGCCCCGCCAACCAGGAGGAGATGGACAGCATCCTCGAGATCCGCGAAAAGCACGCCTTCGACCTCGAGCTGACGTTCGCCCCTAACTCGCGGAATACGATCCTCATGGAGGGCCGCTACATCGCGAAGACATGGAGGCTCTAGTAATGAATGACGACCTGAGCATGGACGAGCGCATAGCCTGGGCCAGACGCTCAGGCCTGACCGACGAGCGCATCGCCTTCCTGCTCGCCTGTCCCAAGTACACCCGCACCGGGCGTAAAGACCAGCCCGCCTACATCAAGACCGACAACCCTAACCACCACCTCCAGAAGCTCGGCGACTGCTGGTGGCTGCGCATCCGCCGGCGGAAGACCAACATCGTCCACAACCTAGGCAAAGACCTCGAGACCGCCCGCAAGAACCGCGACGAGATGCTCGCGGCCTATGACGCCGGCAAACCCATTCCACACCTCGACCAATGAGCATCATCCGATGGGTAGCCGCTGGAGACAACCACGGCCAATTAGTCTGTGAAGAAACGCAGGACGCGCTGGCTTCTTTCATCGGCCGCTGGAAACCCCAGCTCCGCATTCACACCGGCGACTGCTTCGATTTCGGCGCCTGGAGACGCGGCGCCACCCCTGACGAGCAGGAGGAAGGCATCACCGACGACCTGAAGCACGGCAATTACTTCCTGCGCAAGGTGCTCAAGCCGACGATCTTCATGCAGGGCAATCACGACATCCGCGCCGAGGAGCAAGTCCTGTCCCGCAACGGCGACCGCCGAGAGAACGCTATGCACGCCGTCCAGTCATACACCGACACGCTCCAGGCTATCGGCTGTAAGGAGTTCCACCGTTACGCCGTAAAGGGTAAGACGGCTGAAGGGGTCAACCGCTTCCGCGTCGGGAAACTCACCGGCACGCACGGATTCAAAACTGGCGTGGCCGCTACCCGCGAGACAGCCCGCACCCTAGGCCGCCCAGGGGACGTCGTCATTCACGGGCACACCCACGACTTCTCCCTTTGCACGATTGAGCACCTCGAGGCCGCGATCGTCGGCGTCTCGGCCATGTGCTGCATGGACATCAATAAAGCCGACTACGCCCTGCGGCGCCTAGCGACGACCAAGTGGGTAAACGGCTGGCTCCATGGGGTCATCGACGAGAAGACCGGCGACTGCAAGGTCTGGACGGCCCACCGCTTCCAAGGCAAGTTCATCTGCTCGACCGCTTACGACCTGATCTGATGAAGCCTAAGGACTACGCAGACTTGCTTATGCGCACACAGCCAGCCGCGCAAAAGAACTGCGCCGACGACACACCCGAAGGCTGGCACAAGACCATCGAGGTCGTCCGCCTCCTAGGCTACAACACCCGAGCCGGAGTCGCCCTGCCTCTCGCCCGCATCGTCAAGGCAGGCTACGCCGAGCAGAAGACCGTCCGCCGAGGACGCTTCATCTATCGCCTGTCGCCCAGGTTCAAGACTTGGGCCGCCGCCAAGGCCGCAGCTGAAGCCCTCGACAAGTTCAAGGCCCCCAAGGGATGGGTTACCCTCTCCGAGTATGCGCACAAGCACCGGCGCACCGTCCGCGGCGTGCAATACCGCATCGACGGCATGGCTCTCCCTGTCCGCATCCTCCGCAACCCTCGGAGCGTCCCCTACTACCGCAAGTCAGACCTCGACCGGGCCTGTCGTTAAAACATTTGACGCAGGGCCTCCACGCCCCCATCCCTCCCCTCCTCTCTTCTAATGATCCCGCCGAACAACGTCGCCGCGGAACGCCATCTCATCGGCGTCCTCCTCCGCGATGCCCTCCCCCTTCCCCCTGAGCTCAAGCCGTCGGACTTCTTCGAGCCCGCCCACGTCGATATCTACTCGGCCGCCCTGTCCCTAGCCGTCGACGGCATCCGGGCAGACGAGCACACCGTCAGCCAGAAGCTACGCGAGATGAAGTCGCCGGTCGAGGCCGCCGCCGTCTCGCTCCTGGTCAGCGACTCCGGCTTCGGCGAGTATCGACCAGAGCACGTCGACCTGATCACAAGCGCCGCCCTGCTACGTCAGGCCGCAGACGCCGCGGCGAACGCCACCGACCCGGATACCCTCCTCGAGCATTATGCCCGCCTGTCCGAGCAGCGCAAGGCCACCAAGCGCGAGAAGGACACCGGCGAATGGTTCGACCTCGACGCCCTCGACGCCTTCAACCCGCTCGACGACCCGACCGTCCTCGTCGGCAAGGCCCGCCGCTGGCTCTGCCAAGGTTACGCCGTCTCAATCGTCGGCTTCTCCGGCACCGGCAAGTCCTCCCTGATGATGCAGATCGCGACCTCGTGGGCCCTGGGGCAATCGACCTTCGGCCTGACTCCCGTCCGCCCGCTCAGGACGCTCATCCTCCAAGCTGAGAACGACGGAGGCGACATCGCCGAGGCATGGCAGGGCTCGACGTGCAAGATGACCGAGAGCGAGAAGACCAGGCTCAAGCAGAACATCGCCATCGTCCGCGACACGAAACACATCGGCACGGCCTTCCCGGCCTTCCTCGAGAACCTTATCGTCAAGCACGGAGCCGAGGTCGTCTGGATTGACCCACTGCTCGCCTACGCCGGCTTCGACATCGCCGACCAGTCCCTGACCACCGACTGGCTCCGCACGCAAGTCGACCCAGTCCTCAAGCGCACCAAGGCCGCCATGATCTACATGCACCACACGACCAAGCCGAAGTCGGCCGACGACCTGGACACCATGACGCCGTCCCAGCTCGCATACCTCGGTGCAGGATCCGCGGAGTGGGTAAACTATTCAAGAGACGCGGGGTTTTTATACCGCACCAAAGGCGAGCCGGCCCGGTACAAGTTCGGCTTTTCCAAGCGCGCCTCCCGCTGCGGCCTTCAAGACATGGACGGCAACTGGGCCAAGTCCGGCTTCGTCTACCTTCAACACTCCCCGGAGGCCAAGGTGCTCCGCTGGGAATACGCCCCGACCGCTGGCTCCGACCCAGCCCCCCAGCGTACCGATTCCAGCCCTTCCAAGGGGCCTAGGAGCCGTCCTGACTACGTCTGAGGGGTAGGCACCCCTGACCGCCTAAATGACCCTCCAGACCTCTAATCATGACCTCGTCGCTAGGGTATGCAACTCCGTCTACCCTAGGGTAGTTATTTATACTTCTACCCCCTATGCTGGCGCACGGGGGAAGATAAATAATATTGAGGCCGCACCTTCCCGAGTTAACGCCCCATGCCCCGCAAACTGACCGACAAGCAGCGGGCCTACCTCGCTCTCAAGCGCAAGATCTCCCGGCGCCGTCTCTGGCTCTGGAAGCACAAGCGCAAGACTATGGAGAAAGGCCGCGTCAAGGCGACCGCTGAGGCCACCGAGATTAGAGACAAGGCGAAGACCTACCTCCTCGAGACCGTCAGAGATTGGCCGGCAACCCTGACACCCGCGCAGCTCGACGCCCTGCTCCTGGACATCCCCTATACCCGAAAGGGCAAGAAGCGACGCAAGCGCCGTGACTCCCTGATCCGCCGGCTCCGCCTCCTCGGCCTCATCGATTACGTCCCGAGGACTAACACCTGGCACAACCTTTGCACGTTGCCCCCGTCAAAACCTTCAGCACCGTCCGAGATGAATGACCAAGGCCCGACTGAATGACCTGACCGCTCCGGCGGAAGAGGCACGGTCTTTCGACGCATGGTTCTTCTCTCAGCCGAAGAAGGTGCAAGAGAAGATGCGCAACTCCGGCGTGCTGCCTTACCGCGAGATGGTGCAGTCTCGGCACGTCTTCAAGGTGAAGGACGAGCACACCGCCTGGATGAACACCGGCACGGATGAGCACGTCGAGGTCGATGCCTTCATCAGTCGAGACCTAGTGGCCGTGATGCTCAAGGCCTTCATCGATGCCCTGGCTATGTCCGACAACTTCTACTTCCGCCGGCACGTCGAGCTCATCAGGTGGGCGCTCAGTCTTCCCGGCTGTCTGTCGTCGCGTATGATCGCACGGATGTATGGCAAGTCGCATGAGGCCATGCGCAAGCGAGCCCGGGCCATCCAGTTGTCCGTGAACTCCGACGCCCACGGCCTGTTCCCTCACTGCAACTCTAAGCGCGATAAGATGCGCGTGACGTTTAACCACACTCATATACGCTCATAATAAATGATTGACCCTCGTTTACATATGAAAGCGTTCAATCGTATCCGCGTCGGCACGTCCGCCAACCCCCCTAAGGAATCTCTTTTGGGCCTTATTCCGCCGCGTTGGACGACACCTGCCCCTCTTTTTTACGAGGGGAAACGAAGGTTTTGACCAAAACAGCAAACGGGGGAACTCCAGCACTCGGCCATGACGCGTAAACTCAGCAACCTCGAGATCGGCACGGCCTTGAACATCACGCCGCAGCGCGTGAGCGTGCTCAAACGCGAAGGCCTTCCCACCGACAGCATCGAAGCCGCCCTGGCATGGCGGGCTCAACGCGATGAGCAGCGCAAGGCGAAGGCGCCGAAGGCCGCGCCGGCGCAGCTCGACGACGGCACGCTCTCCGACACGATCGCGGAACACCGGGCGCTCGTCGGTCGGGCCCGCGGCGTCTGGCTTGCGTCGATGGAGGGCGGAGATC